TCTACTGGTTGTAGCTTTGGTAACTTCATTTAAACTCCTTATAACTTTTATATAAATATTAACCTAGTAAAACTACTGGCTTTTTTTGTTTGTTAACATTAGTATATGCTGTTTTTAAAAATGGATCCATTTTATCTTCATTGGTCATTATAATCATGTAATCACAATTTTCTGCAATAAGTTTCATTCTGTGATGTAATTGACTGAAATGATATGATTTACCATAATATGTTTTAGGCATTGCTGAGTATAGATTGTATCCTGAATAAGACGGATTATATTCTTTATATGACATTCCAAATTCTAATGCATATTTTCTAACCATATGATTAGCACCTTCGGTACCACCTGCGCCTATTACAGTTACGTCGTCATACTTGGTTTTTAACTGTCGCAATGCTTCTTGAACTTTGCGTCTGTTCTGCCAATTTTTGTTTCCTATAATAGCTACATTCATTCTCGTATTCTATTTTCTTTAGGACAATTATCATAGTCTGTCTTGAACACACACCATTTGCAATTCTTTGCGCCTTTGCCGGCAATTGCTAGATATTTTCGGTCTGCATTCTTATTGCCTTTTTCATCAAAACATAATTCAACAAATTCATCTATTCGCTTCTGCACTTTCTTTTGTGTAACTGTTCCAGACGACGGTCTATGTTGTTGTATTCGTTTCTGTGGAAACATTGAGTTTTCCATTAGCTTGCGTTTTACTATAAAAAACTCTACATTGATATTTTCTTTAGGAATACCATACTGTTCTGAAAAATAATTTTTATATGTAACTAGTTGAGCTGATTTTAATGAGTCAGCTTTTTGATATTTATTCCAGCCCATTCTGCTTGTTTTAATATCAATTATATCAATTGTATTTGTTGGCTTGTGTCTTATAACTAAATCCATGAAGCCATACCAATACACAGACTCATTCTTTGCAGAAGCTTGTGTACACAATTCCATTTCGATACCTAATAATTCATAGTCTCGACTTGAAAAATATTGACCTCTTCGCTTCTTGAACCACTCTAATATAGCAACTCCATCTTCATGATATTCTGCCAACTGTAATGGATTAGAAAAATGTTCTCCATCCTTTTCGGCAACGCATTTGCTATATTCTGTTTTAATGTTATCCATTAATAATGCTGACAAATCTATAGCATCGGCTCGTTTAACTGAGTCAGTATATAATACAGTTAAGAAGTGTTGCATTGTTTCATGAAATGCAGTACCAAACACTGTTTCTATTGATGATGTAAATGGAGCTAATCCGTCTATATATGCTAACTTCCAATTCAATGGACAACGCTCATACATACTCCATTGAGAATATGATATTCTTCTTGGAACTGACTTAGGGTCTCGTATTGCTAATTTATATACTGGACTAATATAGTTTACGCTTTCCTTACTCATTACACGTTTTATTTATAATATAAGAAAAATATTTACACGAACCAAGTTTTATTTTTATATTTTATCGTTATATTTATAATAAATTTACATTTACATTTACATTAACAATGACAACGAGACATCTACATGAAACATTTACTTTTAGCACTGCTACTATTCCCTATGCTCCTCCATGGGCAAACAAGACAATTTAGACCCGACAAACAATTTTATATTGAAGCAAACACCGGTATTGGTGTTGTTGATGAGTGGGAGGTTAGTAATGTTCCATTTACATCGATGTGTATAGGAAGAACATCCGACTTTGGTGATTACAGCTTAATTGACATTTCTGCCGGAGTTTCTTTTCCAGATATTTGGACTGCAAAAATAGGGTTAGGATCATATTATGATATGGGTGGTATAGAAAATGCTAGCATTATACTAGGCGTTAGATTAAATCCGGCTATGTTATATGCTCAATATCACATTAAAATCAACGACTTAGGATTCTTTACTTTTTGTGCAGAAATGGGTACTGGGCAATCAGGTAGAGGAGAATATATACACGTTTTAAATCTAGGGTGGAAATGGCCTTTAAAATTTAAAAAAAAGTCTAATTAAATTCTTTTAGATAAATATCAATCACATCTTTTGTTTTCTGTAAGTCTTGTTCGAAGTTGCCTTTGCGACGACAACGCACAATTCTTTTAAGTATGTCAAACTCATATGCATTAAGCTCCCAATCTGTAGCAAATTTATACAAGCTATCTTTGCCTGTATAATGTTTTTGTGTGTGTATCGTTTCGCCTTCGAAATCGGTTGTTTCGCCTTGTTTATTTACAAACATTTACTTTATTCCTTTCATCATTTTTTTCTTTTCTGCTGCCGTATATCCATATAATGACAATATACGATCACAAGCATCTTTGTTTAACAATTCTAAATATTCTGTGGCTTCACTTCTACTTATCTGATAATGTTCTGCAAGTTGTTCTATTAGTTTTGTGTCATACTTATCAGACTTTTTGCCTTTAACATACTTTGCAAAGGCTTTATTATTAGGAAGAAGATCATGATACAATTTATACGTGTCTCTAGGTTTGAGTTGTCCTATAGTATAGCACTGAAGTTCATTAACAAGATCCGTTAACTCCATTCTCATTGAAAGCCAACGATTCACAATAAATGGAGAGAACTTTTTTTGTTCTATGTCTGTCCATTTATCCCAAGCTTTCTTTTTGCTTGTTACTCCATTAATAAAGTCAAATATTGTTGCCATTATAAATTATATTTTTTTCGCCATTTAGCTTCAAAGTCCGGACCCATTCCCATTTCTAATATTATAGCATTTTCTGGAATACCAACCAATTTTTTTGCTGTTAATATGTCGTCGATGCTTTTACGCTTATACGTTTTAATTTTTGTTTTTGCATTGCTACGATTACTCGTTTTAAAAACAAGTGTAATAGTTCCTTTTAAGATTTTATCTGCCATACGCGTTTTATTATTGATTTGCTAATTCTAATTGATTCTCGTTAAATATATGTAATAGTCCAAATTCATCCATTTCTCCTACAATTCGAATATCTCCTTTAAGGGTTGTAAATACTCCTACAATTGTACATGGAAATGCATATCCTTTTGGTTTTACTGCTTTGTCTCCAACTTTAAATTTACTTTGCATTATATCCTTATATTTCATTCATAATATTAACAAACATAGCCATTATGTTTATTTCTTTGTCTACTACCGTTGCATCTTTAAATTGTGCTTCTGCAATAATCAATATAATCGCTGCAATGTGTCCTGTAGCAAACTCTTCTAAATTATCATATAAAAATGTATACATTGGCGTAAAGTCTTTTACTTTGCTATCTGCAATACATTTTCTAATCTTGTTAAAGGTTGCTTTTTTGTCTTTAGCTGTTTTAAGCATTTCCAACACTTCAGTCATATAATTTGCCTGAATTGCACTTGCTTTGTCTAATTGCAACATCCCATCTACTACAGAAGCTTGTGCAGCATTAATTGCTCGTCGTATATCTGGATATGATGCATTGATAATTGCAGCAATATCTTGTATGTCATATGTAACGCCTTTTTCTTCAAGAACAGTAACCAATCGTTTTGCTACGTCTGTTTTATTAGGTGGTGTTATTGCGAATGTCTGACATCTACTTTGTATTGGATCAATAATCTTTTCTACATAGTTACATGTTAATATGAATCTAGTAGTTTTGCTATATGTTTCCATTAGGTTACGAAGTGCAGCTTGAGCATTAGGTGTCAAGTAATCTGCTTCATCTAATATAACAATCTTCCAACGCTTAAATCCTACTGTTGATGCATATCGCTTAATCTTGTCTCGTACTGCGTCTACTGAGTTTTCGTCAGATGCATTAATATACATCATATCGGCGTCTACACTACCAGCAATAATTTTTGCTAAGGTTGTTTTACCGGTTCCAGCTGGACCAAAGAATAATAAATGTGGAACATCACCATTCTTAATGAATATCTTGACTTTGTCGACGATATGCTCATTACCAATATATCCATCCATTGTTTCTGGGCGGAAGGATTCTACCCATAATGTATTTTCTGTTACTCCAAACATAATTTATTTATT